GGGGGCAATCCCCTACTAGAGGGGGTTACCCAAAATTTTTGGATTTTGGTTTTTATGGGATCACAAAGAGATAGCGTTCAAACGACCTGGGTGGTGGTTACAGCAAGAAGGCAGCAAGAGCTCCAAGGCCCTCGCCGACTAACTCACCCACGGTTGAACCCGTGGCGGCCTCAATAACTGAGGCACCAGTTCGGATCCAGTCCGTGGCAGCCTTTGGATGGAGATCACCAACGTCCACTGCTTGCTGAGCCAAAGCCACGGCGGGTCGGGCTGCGACAGGCACAGGGGAGCGGACATTCAGGTGGGGAGTGTGGGTCATCAATTCCTGCAAGTCAGCCGCGGGGACAGCGGGGGGGCGGAACGTCGACTGCTGTTCGTAGGAGATCCCGCCGTGGAACTCGTACAACATGCGGACCTGAAACTCAACTGTTTGGCCGGGGAAGAGCCCGGCGCCGAGAATTGCGAGTTGTGGGTATCCGACATAGTTGGAACCAGCTTGGGCGGGAACATACGCACTAAAGCAGCACGATTGGTTAGGAATTGCGGCCACAGTGAGCCATTCACGCTCCTGAGACCCGTCATCGGACATTGCGTTTGGCCATTTCTCAATGGACCATTCGACAGTGCCGATTTGGTCATGGGTGAGGGGCGGGTTTCGAGTGAGGTCGGAGGATCCAGCCCCGCGGGTGGATTGCATGCCTGACGCATAGGCATAGGCATCTGTGCCACCAGGCGAGCCGGGGGATCCAGCTGCTGCTCCCATGTTGGTAATGAGGTTGTCTCCTTGGACTTGCTGTGTAGCTAGGAGGACTCCGGAGGAGACAAGTGATCCAGGTGCGGGGGCAGAGGGGCGAGCTCGAAGTCCAGCAGAAACGACTCTGTACTTTTGGTAGGCGTTTCCGCTGGTAGGCGAGTTGTTTACCTGAGTGTTGATGAAATTGTCAGGCAGCTGCAGGAAGGTCAAACCAGACACATTGGACCCACCGTTGGCAAGTGGGTATGGGAAGGAGTTTCCGGTGGCTGTGGCGACAAGGCCAGTGCAGCCGGCGTAGGTCTGAGTTGTGTATCCGGCAGGTGTGCCTCGACTTCCACCATTGCTTGTGCTGTTGCCAAGGAACTGGTACTGTGGCACGGGGTTGGTGCCTGCAGACGCAGAACCAGATGGCAACCATCCATCGGCATTGAGCCAGATGTAAACGCGGCCAAGGGAATTGGCAACGGCAAATCCGGTAGCCTCAAAGGGGTAGAGGCGTGGTACGTCGTTGATGGTTCCGGGCGCAATGATGGCTGGAATGGGGACGTCAGGTCCGGCAAAGGGGTGGGCAACTGTCTTGAGCCAGGCAAGCTTGGAGGCATCACGCTTGGAGAAGAGGCGGCGAAAGTAGCGCTGGACATGGGGGGCCTGGATGGCCGCCACCGCCGCCTTGGTGGAGGTGGCGGAGCGCGCTTTCTTGTCGCGCTGGCGTTTCTCGTCCTCGGTGAGGACGATGACGGGCTTGGTAACCTTCTTCTTAGCGAGGGCCCTCTCTGCTTGGATGGCAGTCTTGAGCTCATTCTTCTCCTTCTTGGACATGTTATTGAACGTTTATTTTCTCTAGGGACCGCGGTGCAAACCGCTAGCTCCGGAGCGAAAGGGCGCTTGTTGCCTTTTCCCAGGTCAATTTATAAACCCCCGACCTGGGCCGTACGCGGAAAGTACGTCACTAGCGGTCACGATCAATGATCAAACGTATGGCGGGGTGCTGCCAGACGTGCGGGAGAGTCACAACAGTGGCAATCTCTTCCTCAATTTGATCAATGATGTCACAGCCAATGCCGTACCTTTGCTCGAGGAAGGCGTAGACATCAAGCGAAACCTCGTGAGCTTTCGCGGTCTTCGTCTTCCACACATCGTCAGGGCTGAGTTGTATCTCGCCCTCACTCCCCATAGCCTTCATCTTTGCGATCAAGGTTCGCAGAATGGGTACATGCGATGTGGCATTGTGAAGCCCAGTGGCTACGGCCCACATGTAGGCACCGTAATCACCCTGAGGCGTAGCGCTCCAGCCAAGGCGGGACAACTGTCGACCGATCATTGGCGAGAGGATGACTCCATCCTGCGACGGATAGAACAGCGCACTCAGGAATGTTGCGTCAGCGACCAGCTCACGCAAACTGACCTCAACAACCATGCCTAATGTAAGCATGTCTTGCTCGAGTCTCTTGATATCAATTCCACCACCCAACTGACACAGAATGATAACATCGTCTCCAGCTGCGGCTAGCGCATAGTCGGTGCCCGGTCCCTTGGCACCCTGCCTCTCGAGACAATACATGTATGACGCGAGAGTGAAGTCGGTGTTTTCATTGGTGGTCTCTGAGTCACCTGATTTGCGCGTGCCATCAACTACGTACTTAGTGTGGCTTTTGCGCATCTTGCCTACAGTACTAATCTTGTCTGCAAGGACGTCGCGAATGCGGCTAGGAACCAACATCCTCCGATGGAAGGCACTCATGGCTTCAAACGCGGGGCGCTTGAGGTGTGCATCCATTCGCACGGCGTCACCCTCCACAATGGTGGGCAGTACAGCGTGCCACACACTGAACCAGTGGCCAATTTCCTCGGCCGTGGCACCTGGTGCATACAAGATTGGTGTCTCAGAGTTAAAAATTGTGTGGTGGGCAGTCGACATGGCGTGGAAGTGTGGCCCAATGGTTGCTTGCAAGGCGTCAGACATGCCCTGTATGGTTCGCGGGGCATACTCTTTGGCGTCTTCAATTGCTCCTTTGGTCCATTTCTCCACCTTCACGAAACCCTCGCGAACATAATCAACTGCAGCCAAGCCTTGCTCACGGACGGTCTCACGCGCTGCTTCAAAACGTTGGGCGAGTGAGACCGTGATTCCTGGGCGTTTGAGCCAGCTCGCCCACTCAGTGGGCGGCACTGGTAACTGCACGTTGGTCAGTTTGCGATACTCCTCAAAAGTCTCAGTAAATGTGCTAATAGCAGCGTCCCATGCATGGTCAGCGCAACCCGGTACCGCCATAAGGGCGCGGTGGGTGAGTGAGACCACTTCATTGCACGCGCAAACTGCGGGGACAGTGACTGGGACCTCGTGGCTAACAAAGCCATACGCGGTAGGTCCAGGTTTGTCCTCACACGGGCACAATTCACCAATGCGGTAGCGCGCCGTTGGGCAGATGTCACGATTGACGCCCAACTGGCTGTGGTACGCCAAAAACGTTGTTGGGCCGTCAAGGCAACAAACGTCGGGCATCCCACACTCCAACTCACGTGAGCTAAAGCTGCTATCACGCAACTGTATATTTGAGGGTTGACGGGGAACGGAGAAGGGGTCGCGGTCCATGGGCTTGGCCACGGCTCCTGTGAACAACATGGATATCAGAACGAGTGTCCAGAATAAGCGGGAAACTGGCCACCCATTGCCCCAAGCCCAATTGCGCGTATCACGATTTTGAGCTACCATGCCGTAGGCAAACACCAAGCTGCCAATGGTCAAAAGGCCCATGACGAAGTGTGCGCCATAAAGGACTTTTATGACTCCAGGCCCCAGGTGAGTCAGAATCTCACCACCGTTCGTCAGTGTGTTAAACCCGAGCTTCAGGAACAAGGGCAACGCAATGAAAGCGAGGTATATGAAGATGGAGCTGCTGGGCACACCGACAGTCAAAGTCAGGCGCTCAGCATGCACGGCGCGATCAGCTTGTGCTGCACCCATCTCATACACGAAGTCACGCTCCTCTGGACTGACGTACGACATCGCGTCTGCCACAACCAATGTGACGACGGTATTGCTGATGTGGGGTGGGATGTCAACCTTGCAGTTGGGGTCTTTCCCGTTCACGACTGAGTTTGCTA